GACCGTCGGGGTGTTGCCGGCATCAAAGGCCACCGGGGCCGCCTGGTTGGTGTAGGTCGGCGTAGGGAAGGCCACGTCCGTCGGAGGGACGTAGATCCCGGTCATGGTGTAGTCAAACCGGGGAAACTGGCCAGCCTGGAAGGAGATGTCGAACGTACCCCGGGCACCCAGTCCCTGGTGCTTGTTGCCGTCCCAGTTGTGGTAGAGCTCGCAGCTTTCCGGCGTCGTGCTGATTGGGGTGTAGGTGACCGACGTGGAAGCCACGGACGCGGCATTGAATCCACAGGCGCGCATCAGCGGGTCGAACTTTGGCGCGGTTCCGGCGGTACCAGAGCCAGCCGCCTCGATGCCGAACTTCAGGCCCATCTTTCGCTGGGCAATCACGCGCGAGCGCACCCGGCCAAACGTGGAGTCGATCAGCTCGCGCTCCAGCAGTTCGCCATCCAGCGGGGTCAGCTCGGCATCGAGCACCAGCAGGGCATCGGTGCCGGCTGCGCTAGGGCTAACCCCGTAGGTGGCCTCCGTCTTGACCATCAGGATCTGCCGCTTGTTCGATGCCATCGGTCGTTACCTCGGGGGTTTCAGCGGGGGATTGGTTGACCCATTCGCCATCAACCAGCAGGAAACTGCCAGCGGTGGTGGGCCAAGGGGGGAGATCAGCGGTCATGCCGTCAGATCGGAAAGAAGGGTCCGATACCTCACAGAATAGGAAGAGCTCAGAATGCCGATCTCTCCCGGCTCAGCCTTCCATTCCCGACTCTGGGGGTAGCAGTGGATCACCTGGAGCCCGGTGAAGGTGGCGGCCATCAGGCGGCTGTGCATGTCCACCCGGATCGGATCAGCCAGGGTGCTCAGCGGAGAGCCGCTGATCAGGACGTCGATGCTCACCGTCAGGTCGGTGTTGATCGGTCCGGTGGTCGGCACCTCGTCGCTTTCTCCCAGCGGCTCCACCACGACGCACGGCATCTCTGATCTGGCCACCGCTTCCCAGCGGTCACGAAACACCCTTGAGCTGATGCCACTGGTGGGGGTGATCGCGGTCACGATCGCCGCCAGGATCCGCTCGGCTTTGCTCAGCGTCATGGCCTGGGCTCCACATCGGTGTCAGGACGCCGGCGCCGGCCCAGCCCCAGCAGTCGCCCAGCGGCTGGGATGGCGCCCTGGATAGGCGATGGCACCAGCACGCCGAGCGCCCAGTTCCAGCGGCTCTCGCAGGCCACCCAGGGCGATGGGGCGCGGTACTCACAAATCCCGATGTATCCGGCCAGCAAGGCAGCGGTGACCCAGCTCATGGCTTCACCTGCTGGTGCTCGACCGGAACGGTAAGCCTGAGCTGGAACATGGTCGCCAATACCGGGATCCCCACCGCCAGTACCAGGCCGATGCCGGCGATCTGGGCGAGCCGGGATTCCAGGGTGCGCTGGCGGCTGAACAATGCGTCGAGATCTTTGGTGATCCGCGTCACGTCTTCCTTGCGCTCGGCCATGATCGAAAGAATGTTGTCAATCTTGGCGCCCAGCTCAGCGAGCCGGACATAGATGTCCCGGTGCGATACATCTTCTGGGGGCATAGCTGACAGGGGTGTTGTGCTCATTCTGCCGACGGCTGTAGAGCCGCCACAAAATCAGCCGGTAGGTTGCAGGCTTGGGCCACACCAACAAAGCCAGCGACTGCCTCATGCGGCACGGTGACGGCTTGGCCGATGGCGGCCCATGTGGTGGCAAAATCTTGAGGCTCGCCCTGTTCAGCGCGGAGCAGCGCAGCCGCCAGGGTACCAGCGGCAACAGGGGCGGACTGGTAGGCATCGGCCATGACCGAATTGAGGCTGACCGATCCCAGCGCCGTAGCCTTGAACTGAGCCCAATCGGGACTGGGTGGCGGTGGTGGTGGTGGTGTCACCTCCCACGGCTCCCATGCGCTGGCCTTGGGGTTTCCCGCCGCCTGCCATGCGGCATAAAGCTCTGCGGGGATCTCCCGGATCTCGGCTGTGACGACGCTGCGGTAGGTGGCCATCAGTAGTAAATCCGCGGGTGATCGACAACGGTGGCGCCGTTGTTGTTGGTGATAGCCAAGCCACCGCGCACGTCCTGAAGGTCACGAATCAGAGGGGCATAAAAGGCCAGTGACTGAGGCCGAACTTGATCGGGAGATGCGCCAGCGTTCAGAGACAGAATCTCGGTGGCTGTTAGTGCAGCTGTCCAGATTCCGATCTCCGCAATTCGTCCAGTAAAATACTGCGGAGTCGTGCCGACGACATGACGGCGACCAATAGCCATTGATGTGAACGCGGTGCCTGTTGCGTCGGCAATGTTTAAAGCATTGGTGACTGCAGTTGCGCTCAAGTACAACGTACGGCTGGTGTCACTGGTAAAGACAGCAGCGGCATGTGTCCAGGTATTTGCCGTATAACCTGCAGTTGTAACCAGAGTGGCGTTGTTGCTCTTGGAACCCACAATTCGGTTGCTAGTTGATGTTCTTACCAAGTAGCCGAGGTTTTCATTATCTGGCGGCCCGATTGAAAGCATCGTCGTTGAGCTTGTTGCTGCCGTGTAGAACCAGAGGGCCATTGTCAATGGCTCATCAAAGCCAACACCATTGGGTGCCGCCATTGTCAGTGATTGTTGGCTGGCTGCGTTGAATGAATACGCCATTACGCCACCCCTCGTACTTCAACGGCGGCCAGCTGAGCATCCCCGGCCATCGTGTCGTTCGTAGCATCGGCGGCCTTCCTGTTAATCCGCAACCTGAACCGATCCCCAGCGGCGATGCCGTCAATGGTTGTAACAGTGATCTGTGCAACCGTCTCAATGCCGCTTGTGGCGTTGGCTGCACTGGTAACTTCCACTGCCGTGTCGAATGAATCGGCGTCCAGGTCGGTGCCGGTGTCCTCAAAGGATGCGGCCCATCGGACGTTGCCGGTCGTCGCGGTGTCGGCCATCCACCAGAGCCTGACCAGCAGGCCGCTTGCCATGTTTGCAGCCTCCGGGATGACACCAACAAATGTCGATGATTCCTCGGTGGCTGCGTCAAACTCCAGAACCATCACGCTGTTGCGTGTGTCGATGGTGGCGTAATTGGTGGCGGGCGGTTGATTTTCCCGTGGTGTGAATCTGGCAAAAGTTTTGGTGCCGCCGCCGCCAGCGCCGCCCGTAGCCGTCAGGGTCCCAGCGGTCAAGCTCAGGCCAGTGCCAATCGTGATCTCCTCAACCGCACCCGTGGCAGCGGTGGTCCTGCCCAGGATGCGGGCGGTTGCCATGGTTAGGCCGGCAGCCGTGTAAGCCCCGGTCACCGTGGAGCCAGCTTGCGTCCCGGTGTGGTTGGCCCTGGCCAAAAGCGTGGCGTCACTGCTGTTGGCCGTGGCCCCGGTCGCCACGCCATCAAGTTTTGTCTTGTCAGCGGCTGACATTGAGCCAGCAGCGCTAATGGTGGCCGCGCTGATGCTGATCGCTGGGGTGGCGCCTCCGCTGCTGACGATGGGTGCTGTGCCAGTAACGCTGGTGACAGGTGCTGTGCCAGAACTGGCCGCCGTGAGCCTGCCTGCGGTGTCAACGGTGAAACTGCCGTAGCTGTAGCTGCCAGCGGTGACGGCTGTGGTCGCCAGGGCCAGGGCCCCAGCGCTCAGGCTCAGGCCGCCGCTAACGGTGATCTCCTCCGGCGCTCCAGTGGCGGCCGTGGTGCGACCCACAATGCGGGCCGTCGCCATGGTCAGGCCCGAGCCTGTGATGGCGCCAGCGGTGGCCTTTGCAGCGTCGTTGCCGTTGAGTTTGCCGATCGCCGTCACGATCGTGTCAGTGGCTGCGACAGTTCCAGCGCCGCTGGTGTACCCAGTCAGCAGCGGCAGGTCCGCCACCACCAGGGAGCGGAAGGCCGGAGCGGCGGCCACACCCGTGGTTGGGCCAGCCCAGACAAGGTTGGCGCTCTGCGTGGCCAGGGTGGCAGTGATGTTGCCGGTGGCAGTGACCGGGCTGCCGGCAACACTGAACAGCGATGGCAGGATCAGGCCAACGCTGGTAACCGTGCCGCTGCCGCCACCACCAGCGCCGGTGTCGCCGCGGGGGATCGTGAAGTTGAAGACTGCGGCCGAACTGGTGCCTGAGTTGGTTATGGCCGCAGAGCTTCCGGCGGCGCCAGTGGTGACAGTTCCCACGGCGATGGTGGCTGCTGTGCCGTTCGTGCCGTTCGTGCCAGCGGTTCCGTTGGCTCCGGCGTCGCCGCGAGGAATGGTGAACGCCAGCACGGCGGCGCTGGTGGTGCCGGTGTTCGTGACCGTTGCCGACGATCCAGCCGCTCCGGTGGTCACCGTGCCGACGGCGATGGTGGCGGCCGTGCCGTTGGTGCCAGCTGTGCCGTTGGTTCCGTTGGTCCCGTTGGCGCCTGGCGCGCCGATCAGTGCAACGCCAGAGCCCCACGCGCCGGCCGTCTTGGGGCCATACAGGCGCGTTGCTGCCGTGTCCAGATAGATGTCACCGTTGACGCCCAGGGCGCTGCTAGGGGCGCCGCTGCCGCTCAGGATGGTGTTGCCGCCGCCGCCGCTGCCGGTGGAGAAGTAGCTAAGCGCGTTCCAGGCCGTGGCGCCATCACCGATCTTCAGTTTTCTGGCGTCAGTCTCAAAACCCCATTCGCCCTGCAGCAGGACAGGGTTGGCTGCCGTCCAGTTCGCAGCCGTGTCGCGGCGGATGACGATGCGGGCCGGGATTGTTTGGCTCATGCTCCACCACCGTCGTAGAGAGTGCCGGATGCCAACGCAGCGCCACCGTCCAAGATGTAATCAATCGCGGGATCTGGGTCCATCTTCACCAGCGGCACCCGGCAGAAGCTGCCGTCGTCGAAGCGTTGCGGCTGGGTTTCGCACTTGTAGCTGGTGCCGTCAACCGTCACCAGGTCGCCATAGCTCAGGCTGCCGAAGGTGGCTGTGGGCACGGTCAGCAGCAGATCGATCACGGTGATCTCGCCGCCGAGGATGATCTCGGAGTTCTGGTCCAGCATCCCCAGGCCGCTCACCGCGCCAGCCGTCACCGGCACACCAAAGTCGGCGAGGAACGGATCGAGCGACTCGGTGAAGGCCATCAGGTGGGCTCCTTCGCCTTGCGAGTCGGCTTGGCTTCAGGCAGCTCGGTGGTGGCGCGGCCCAGGCGCACCAGGATCGCCGCGTCGTCGTCGGACACGTCTTGAACGGTGCCGGCCTCCAGGTGGGTGCCGCTGGCCAGGGTGTTGTGAAGGAGAAGGATCTTCATGTGGGAAAGGGGCGGCAGACGCCGCCCCGGTCAGGACTGGGAGCCTGAGCCCCTATCAGCTGGTGGTCACGTCCAGGCAGGCTGCGAAGCACTTGGGATCGCGCACCGCCACGTCGTAGGTCACGATGCCCCGGACGCTGGTGAGCGCCTTGGAGAAGTCATCGGAGTCCTCGCCCACGGTGATTTCGAGGCCATTGCCCCACAGGCCCACCATGGCCTGGCTGTAATCACCGATCACCACCGCCGAGCAGACACCGGAGCTGGTGCCCTTGGTGAGGTTGCTGGGCACTTGGTTGGTGACGTAGATGCCGTAACCGTTCACCACCGAAGGGGTGGCGCCGCGGCCGATGGCCAGCAGGTTGTCATTTACCAGGAAGGGACCGTCCGTGGTGGTTGAGCCACCAGCGCGGAGCTTCTTCAGGTTGCCCATCACCTTGGCGTTGGTGATGTAGTTGACCGAGTTGCGATCAACAGGCACGTTGTCAATGGTGAGCTCGGTCTCGAGGTTCACCAAGGCCTCCATGGTGATCGCGCCGCCGTTGGTGCCGATCGCCACCGAACCGATACCGCTGGTGCCCATGATCCCCAGAGGCTGGCCGGATGCGCCGGAGCCGTTGAGGATGCCCAGATCCATGGCAACGTTGATGCCGTCAATCAGGTCGGTGCGCACCAGCTGCTCAATGCCAGGGGTGGCCTGGAGAAGCGTTTGGCGGCTGTACTTGGACAGCGCGGCCAGGTTCTTGGGCGAGAGCGTCACCTGGTCGAAGGTGGACTCCGACTGGGTGATGGCGGTGGTCTGGCTGCTCAGGTAGTAGGTCGAAGCCACACCAGAGCGGCGGGGGATCGCCACGTTGCCCTGCAGGCCTGGCATGGTGCGAACACCAGCGGCGAGCGTCACCGAACGATTGCGCAGGAACTCGATGAAGTCCTGATCAAGCAGATCGGTTTGCACCAGGTTGCCGCCGGTGGTGGCGCCGCTGGTGACGTAGGTGGCCCGGGTGAGAGCAGAGAAGGGAATGAAGAAAGCCCGCTCAGCCGAAGGGCTGCGGCCCATCGACTTCTGCACCTCGGCGCTCATCTCGCGCACCAGGCCGGCTTCGTAGGAGCTCCAGTCGCCAGACAGCGCGGCACGGATGCCGGCGGTGATGTTGAAGCGGCTGGCGTCGCGCTG